CGTGGGAAGAGTTTGTTGGCAAGGTAGGTCTGGGACTGGCGGTTGTAAAACCTGAAGGTTCTGGTGTTACGTATGACAGCGAACAGCAAGGTTTCACGACCCGCGTTCAGCACGTCAACTACGCTCTGGGTTTCATCATCACTGAAGAAATGATGGATGATGACCAGTACATGGTGGTTGGTGAGCGGCGTGCGAAGTCCCTGGCTCGTTCGATGCGTCAGACGAAGGAAATCAATGCGGCTAACGTGTACAACCGCGCCTTCTCGTCCAGTTACACCTTTGGTGACGGCGTGTGTATGCTTTCGAGCGCGCACCCGAATGTCTCTGGTGGAACGTGGTCGAATATCCTGAGCACTGCGGCGGACTTGTCCGAAGCGGCTTTGGAGCAGGCTGTGATTGACATCCAAGGCTTTACGGATGATCGTGGTCTTCTGATCGCGGTGCAACCGAAGACGTTGGTTATTCCTCGTCAGTTGGCGTTTGAAGCGGAACGTATTCTGAAGACGGTTGGCCGGGTTGATACCCCGAACAACGACCTGAATGCGTTGAACTCTATGCGGATCATCCCGAATGTCGTGGTTAACCACTACCTGACGGACACGGACGCATGGTTCATTCGCACGGACGTGGATGGTTTGGCTTACGTTGAACGTAAGGCGGACAGCTTCGCGCAGGACAACGACTTCAATACCTCGAACGCTTTGTTCAAGGCATCGGGTCGCTACTCCTTCACGTGCTACGAGCCCCGCTCGATCTACGGTACGCCTGGAGCGTAACGACTGTGGGGGAGGGGTTGTCGCCTACTCCCCCCTTTTCCTACTAGGAGAAAAATATGACAATGGCTAATTTCCCAAGCGGTTTCAAAGAAGGTCTGTCCATTCGTGGCGTGCCTCTTATGCAAACCCATCCGGGTAAGGTATTCTGGGTGTCCAATGCTTCCACGGTATTGTACAACCAAAAGGGCGGCTCGAACAGCAATGATGGTAGCTTCAACGCTCCCTTCTCGACTATCGCTGGCGCTCTCTCGAACTGTGTTGCCAATCGCGGTGACGTAATCTTTGTTAAGCCTGGGCACGCGGAGTCGGTTACGGCTGCTGCTGGTCTTGCCCTTAACAAGGCTGGTGTGGCTATCATCGGTCTTGGCGTCGGTAGCAACCGTCCCACGATTACGCTGACGACTGTTACCACGGCTACGATTACGGTCGAAGCTAGCAACGTTAGCGTGCAGAACATTCTGTTCGTTGGCGGTAAGCTCGACTTGGCTACCTGCTTCAACATCGTCAATGCCCAGGTGGCACGTGACCTCACGATTGAGAACTGCGAATTCCGGGACGGCTCCGCCATCCTGAACTTTGCGGCTATCGTCAAGTTTGGTACTACGGCTAACATCGGCAGTGGTTTGTCGTTCGTGAACAACAAGATTTACGGCATGGCTTCTACGCCTACGGCAGGCACTACGGCGATTGTGTACGCATCCGACAGTCAGCGTGTCACGATTACGGATAACGTGATTGTGCATGACGTGAAGTTGGAAGATACGCCTATCCTCTTTGAGGGCGGTGCGTTGAACCACACGGGTCTGACGATTGCCAGGAATGTCTGCTATCGTGCAAGTACGACTTGTTCTGGTACGGGCCACTTGATCGGCTCCAGTTCTACGGCTTGCTCTGGTCATGTGTATGACAACAAGGTGAAGACGTTGGACGTTGCCGCGATGCTGATTGCTCCTACGGGCACGAAGCTTGGCTTTACCAACAACCTGTTGTCTGGTACGGCTGATACCTCTGGTATCTTGATCCCGGCTGCTGACAGCGACGGTTCTTAATTAAGTAACCCTGAGTAGGGCATATGTGGTAGTTCGGTATGGACTGCCCCCTATGCCCTTTCTTTTTGGAGAAAATAAATGCGACCAAATGTTATTGACATTGATGTTGCTGATGCATCGCTTACAGGGTTTGCTAGTAATGTGACCGGCGCAGCCTTCGTATTGACAGCCAACGTGGCTACCGATGGGTTAGCCCATCAAGTAAGTATCCGCAACGACTCCGTTACGAACCACTCTGGTAAGACTGTGACGCTGGTAGGGACGGACCCCAACGGTGCTCCGCTTACGGAGGTAGTCACTGGACCAAACACGTCTGCAACCGTGGAGTCAACCGGATACTTTCTGACTCTTACGAGCGCCACCCCATCTGCAACTATCGGGTCTGACACCTTTGATATCGGTTGGGTTGACGAAGTTGCCAGTCCGACTTATCCGATTGATTGGCGATCTGCTTTTGCCTGTAACATCAATGTTGATGTGACGGGTACTATTGACTTTACTGTTCAGGAAACATTCACGGATGTTCTTGGGGGAACTGCCCCTTCCTGGAGCAATATCACGGCCTTGGCAAGCAAGACCGCCGATACCACCAGTACGGCGTCGGTTGGTGCCACCGCAGTTCGCATTCTCGTGAACTCGTATTCAAGTGGCGCAGAACTTCAGATGTATACTTCCCAGGCTACTAGAGGCTGCTAATGCGAAGCTTTCACAAACATGGATTCTATAACGCTGTCTGTGATGTTTGCGGATTTAACTTCAAATCTGATGAATTAAGACAGCGTTGGGACGGGTTGATGGTTTGCAGGAATGACTTCGAGTTGCGTAATCCACAGGATTTGATTCGTATTCCGACGGAGGATACTAGCGTTCCTTGGAGTCGTCCACCCATTATCCCTAGTACCTATTACGCATGCACTGTAGACGGCTCCAGCGGAATTGCTGGGCTTGCTGTAGCAGGATGTGCCCATGCCGGAAGCTTGCGGCTGAATTAAGGAGTTCTCTTGGCTACAAATATGACATTCACCGACGGCACAACGGTAATCCCTGCTGATTGGTTAAACTTCGTTAACACTGCGGTTAACTCTGCTGGCGGGGGTACTGTTACCTCTGTCTCGGTTGTTACCGCTAATGGCGTTTCAGGTAGTGTGGCAACAGCCACAACGACTCCAGCGATCACGTTCTCGCTGGGAGCTATTACGCCTACATCAGTGGCGGTGCAAGGAACAGCCGGGGCTGGGTTTGCCTCCTTCCCGTCACAGTCTAGCAACCCGACCACTCCGGCATCCGGCACGGTAACCCTGTTTGCGGCTAACGCTCCGTCTGGAATCACGAGATTTGAGATGCTGACGAGTACCGGGGCTACCCTGGCCTTTTTCCGGGACTCGGTTGACACTGTAAGAAACGAAACCGGCTCCTCTATCGTTAAGGGGAAGGTAGTTTATATCAATGGTGCAAACGGGACTACTCCAACGATTGCGCTGGCGAAGGCAGACAATGCTGCCACGGCTGCTGATATCGGGGTCGTTCTCTCTACCTCGATTGCCAATAACTCTTACGGTACCGTCCAACGGCAGGGGGTTATCTCCGGTGTGGATACCTCCGCCTGGACAGCAGGGGACACTTTGTGGGTCAGTGCCGCTACGGCGGGTGCCCTTACGAACGTAGAACCAGCAGCCCCTAATTTCGGCATGCGAGTTGGTACGGTGGTTTTGTCCAGTGTTGGTGCTGGTATCATCAACCTGTTTGTACAGCCGTTTGTTGCCAGCAAGAACTACGGTAGCTTCACGACGCTGGCTGTCGGAACTCTTAATGGTGCAAGAATTACGCCAAGAGTTGGCTCAACGACTTCTAGTGCCACCCCGACCATCAACACGGACCTGTACGACATTTATCAACTGACTGCACAGGCAGCAGATATTACGTCGTTTACGACCAACCTCACTGGTACACCCGTTGAGGGCGATGGCTTGATTATCGAGATTACCGGAACCGCCGCGCGAGCTATCACGTGGGGCACTAAGTTTGAGGCAAGTACGATTGCGCTGCCAACGACAACTGTGACCACGGCTAAGCTCAGTGTTGCCTTCCTCTACAATGCCGTCACTGCGAAGTGGCGTTGTGTGGGCGTATGCTAAGACAAATTATTAACATGATGGGGAAGAACCGGAATGTTGGCCCCCCTACGTTTCGTGCCAAAGGGACAGCTGGGACTGGCACCAACCCGGTTGCCGGTATTCCCGCTGGAGTGGTGGCCGGTGATCTTCTAGTAATTGTTGCCAGTAACGGGGCCGGGGCGGCTAACACTACGCTGCCAGCAGGCTGGACACAGGGACCAACTAATGCTGCTTCTCCTCGTCTGGATGTATTCTATAAGATTGCTGGCAGTTCCGAGGGCAACGTGAACTTGACCGCCTCAGAGACTACCGCTCATGCCGTAATGTTGGCGTATACCGGAGTTAATGCCACCCCGCTGGATGCCACAGCTGCAACAGCAACCGCCTCAAATACTTCTGTTACAACGAACTCGCTCACCACCACGGCCGCTAATTCTTTAATCTTGAGTGCCTATGGTAGCGCATCACCCGCTGGAGCCTTCTCTGGACTTCCAATAGCAGGTACTACAACTAGGTATGACGGAAGCAGCATTGGCGGCGTAGTTTCAATTCTTGTGGTAGATGAGTTGAAAGCAGCAGCGGGTGCCTCTACGGGTAGAACAGCAACTCACGGCTTTGCGGCCCTTGCTGCAGAAGCAGTCGCCTTCAAATCAGTTTAACGGAGTATCACATGACTATTAAAGGATTCTTTGATTGGGCTGCCATCACCACGACGGTGGCTTCTTTGATTCAGTGGGCTCCTGCTGCCGCTGGTGTGGTTTCCCTTATCTGGGTATGTTACCGAGTGTATGAAACACACCTTTCGGTGCAACTCCTGAAGAAACAACTTGCTAAGGATTAATAATGTCAACTAGCGGCTCTACAGACTGGGCACTAACCAGGGCACAGACTAACGATGCCTCTGATGCCTTGAATGCTATCATCAAGGCGTTCCATGCAGATGGGATGCCATTGTGGGCAATCACGGCATACTCATTCACAACGGTAGCTGGCACGGATTCCTACACGATTGGTCCGAGCAAGACGCTCAATACGGCGGCCTACCCGCTGAAGATCATCCAGGCATCGTACACCCTGAGTGGTGGTAGTGATGTACCGATGAACATCTACAATCGGCAGGACTTTGTAAAACTCCCGTCTTCAAGTGCAATCACTGGAAATCCGATTAACCTGTACTACCAACCGTTATCTACCTATGGGGTGATTAATCTCTGGCCGATTCCGGTGAATAGTACCACGACGATTATCATCCACTACCAACGTCCATTTGAAGACATGGATAGTACCACGGACAACTTCGACTTCCCGGCATACTGGACACAGGCGCTGATTTATTACCTTGCCTGGGCTCTTGCTCCTGAGTATGGCATCCCTCCCACAGATCGTGGCATTCTCCAGAAGGAGGCTATGTACTGGAAGGCTGAGGCTCTGTCGTATGGCTCTGAAGAAGGGTCCCTGATTTTCCAACCTGATACTAAGTAACTATGGCATATACCACTGCACCCGCAACACAGACCTATTCTCCAGAGAGAATACCCCTGGCTTATACATTTAATGCGCGTTCAGGGGTGGACCTGGTTAGCCAGAATATTCCAG